ACCAGGAACCACAATTTCTATGTCCCAGTCGGGATCAGAAAAGGTTACTTTACCTGTACTCGCGTTTAGTACTACTCGCCCAGGGCTGTAAATTACTATGTTCTTGTTCTGAGCATCTTCTGGATTAAACGGCGTGTAAGTTGCGTTTACCGGAATCTGCGACCCGTCCCAAGCGTACACGGTAGTAGAAGACAACCTGTAAAATACTATTATTGCGTTTTCTTCTAAAAGATAAGGTGAACCTAACGGCTTAATCTGAAGACTTATTGAGTTGCCGGTGTTTCTGTCAAAGTAAGCGACTGCTGCAGAATTAGTCGGAATGCTGCAAGACAGGTTCAACGACTGTGCCGTTGCGCCAGGTTTTTCTAACCTCAACACAGCTGAAGCGGTTATGTTTTGATTGACGCCGACACTACTATTTTTAATAGTAGATCGCCCAACGATCTTTATATCTCTGTCTTGAACTCTGTCGGCCATCATAGCCGTCAGTTTAGAAACTCTTGATGTTAAGTTGTCACTTTCAGAAGAGTTGTAGTTATGGTATCCGTTTATAGCGTTGTAAGACGCAGGCACTGCATAAATTGGACTCTGCTGAGTCTCACTAGGCATCCCAATAAACTGCATCAAGGACGCAGTTACAGAGTTGGAGATCTCTTTAATTTCTCCGCTGATCACTCGCTCAACACCTGACTCTGATCTCACGTCTATTCTAGAGAGCGAGACAGACCCTGTTGTTTCAGCTGAAACAGTGTTATAAATAGCAAAATTAAACTGAGTGTCTTCTCTAGCGTTTATTACGTGACTACCGTTGTAGTTACTTGTACCAGCAACGTTTACAGTGTTACCAGACTCGAACCCGTGTTTCGAAGACTCAAGTTGAAGCCCGTTTTCCGTGTACCGAGGACCTGTCGTTACGATTGCGTACCTAGCTAAAACATTTTGCGGGTTAGAAGTACCAGTTGCATTGAAATAAAAACTGTACTCGTCTTCTACTTCAACCTGAACTACTCCACTGTACCCCGTGCTGGAAGTACTTATCGTGACACGGTCTCCGTCTCTCAAACCGTGGCCACCAGACAGCACAGTAAATTTTGCCGTCTGTCCGTTAGACTCTGAAACGTTTCCGGTGACAGTGAAAGACTCAGCTGTGGCCACGTTCATGACCACGTCAGATCTCATAGCCAGCCAGTGTAGATTACCTCCAGCCAACTCTAAAGCAACACTTGCTCTAGACGCAACTTTTATGTCATCAGGGTCGTAAACACCTTTAGTGTAAACAGCTCTTTTTGTGTCGCTTGAGCCAGCATAATTTTCACTTAACTTTATGGACTTAGCCAGACTGCTCGTCGTCACACCACCACTAAGACCTGTTCCGGCAAAGAACTCCTCTACTCTTAGATAAACAGAGTTACTGTCCTCTCTCTTCTTTACCCAGTCACCCTTAGAAAGATTTTGAAACGAACCGATCACACCGTTAACATAATCGCTTCCGTTAATCCAAGTCACCGGCGCGTCGCCAGAATTTATTGGAACAGACCTTTTCAAATCCAGGAACATGACTTGTTCGTTGTCTAATAGCTTGCTTCCAGCCCTTACTATAATTTCGCGCTTATCAACTATATTTTTTAGTTGAATGTCTTCTGACCAAGATATTAAACCCTGCGTGCTAGAAGAGTGCTGCCATGACCCTTTAGACTGAATTGTTGTTCCGAGCGCGTCTTGAAACGTGTTGATTAAGTTAAAAGTGGACGCGTCTTCGTACCAAAAACGCGTTCCACCTAGCTCTAAAAGCTTGGTCATTATCGCGTCCATCCACTCCTTTAAAGAAGTGATGTTTTTATCTGCGCCTTGAAACGGATTTGGTTGAGACGCCGAAGATATTATTACGTTTGGTTCTGTTCGTCTGTACTCAACACTAGGAAAAGACTTGAACGAGAATGCGCTGAATGGGTCAGGAGATATGCCGCCCGACCCCAGCCGAAACATCATGTCTCTTGCATCTTCTATAGAGGTAATCACTACAGGCCCAACGACGACTTTTGCTACAGGAATCGTGTTCGTAGGGAAAGATCCGGTAGAAACGTTGATTTCTACCTTAAGAACAGACTGCGTGTTCACGTCTTGCGTAAACTCGCCTCCAGCACCTCCGTCCTTGTCTGGGTCCCAAAACGCTCTAGTGTCAACCGAAGTATTGAACGTACTTAAGGTTAAGTAGACGTAATTAGTAGCGTTTTTTCTAAGTTCAGGTACCAGCGGTTGAGAGAGCGCGTTACCTTCTTCTAGCCCATGAAAGAAAGGGCCTGCACCTGACTCAGGAAAAAAGACTACAGAATCTGCTACTTTTATCGCGCAGCTTTGTGTACCTATCGCGTTTTGCGGATCAAGAACCTCAAAACCTTTGAGTATATAGGGCTTAGAAGACCCTACTAGACCTTTAAGTAAGTACTTAAAGTCTCCAGCAGTGTAAGAATCCATGCTGAGTATATCAGGTAAATCTAAGCGCTCAGCACTACTAACCAAAAGTCTTCCTAAGACCGCCACATCGTTCTCCTATAACCTAAGCTTAGATTATACTATCTTTTACGTTACTAACAGATTCTAACAGCGAACCCAGTCACACATTAAAAGCCGCTCCTGCCCCTAAACCCTGTTTGTTGTAAACGTCAAGGGTGGCGTAAAGTTGCTCTGGATACCTGACTAGAAAATTGACAAAAATTCCAGCCGACTTTACTGACTTAATTAACTCTTGCAGTATAACTCTAGCTTCTGACGGGTCTGTTATGTAAGGTGGGTACTCGCTAGCAGAACCACCCATTCGGTGCGGCCCTTTAGTGCTTATGTACGTCACGGTAGAGTCAGTTGAATGAGACTTTTGAAAAACATAAGATGGGTCTATGGCTAAAGTTGTGCTTGTTGGCTTGTACAGGTACCTTACAGGGCCCTCTTGACTAGATTTTCCGTAATTAAATATTACAAAGCCACCAGAGTCAGGTATTGAGTTAGATGAAACTTCTAACAACCTAACAACCTTTCCAGCAGGTATCGAGCCCAGCGTTTTCGCTTTTGAAGAAGACAGTACAAACGGCGCCGCTAAGTCCCACGCGTAAGAACCGCGAATACCTGTTCTTTCTTGACTCAAGGCGCCGACTAAAACTACTTTTGAGCCAGAATTAGCTAAACCTGCTCTTTCTACTCTTACTTTTGCAGACTCAGCTATCAAAGTGTCAGTGTTTGGACCAAAGTTTTTAAACTTTAAAGCGCTATCACCTTGTATTTCTGTTATAGTGTAAGAACCGTTAATACTATGCTCCATTTCTGGAGCACCCGAAACAATAATGTTTTCTCCAACCTTGTAACCATGCACACCGTCAGTTTGGCACTCTACTTCGTTGAACTGTCTTTTCAAGGTCAATAAGTTGCGCTCATTCAGCGATGCCGGCGCCGGTAACGGCGGAGATACGTTGTAAAGCGTGTTTCCGCAGAAAGAAAACTCACTTTTAATTAAACTTTTTGTTGTCGGCTTAGAAAGCGTTACGCTGTCTTCGTTTACCGCAACAACTGTAGTTCCGCGCTCAATGCCATCACCAAAAACACTTTGTCCAGCTGCAATACCTGTTGTTAACGTCAAGTTGTTAATTTTAGTTGAACCAATATCGACATCACCTAACGCGACGCACTCTTCTCTACTCAAGTAATCGTACTTAACTCTTTCACCATTGTTCCTAGAATCCTGTGTCCTTGAAACCACAAGCTCTTCTGATATTTTAGTTAGTATTTCTTCTGTTTTCTCTAGATAAAAAGACCCTGATTTAGGAAACGAAGACGCGTCTTCTACAGTGATAGAACTGTCGCTGTCCCTATTAACCATTAAACTAAATGTTCCATTTAAGTGAAAAGACCCCTTAAGCGATCTTTTTACTACTGGTGGAGAAGTAGGCATTTCTACAACCATCTCACCAGGGGAAGTTTCCCACGTCATAGCTCGCCTTGGATTCGTGTAAGCCACGTATTTGTTAGATTTTATAAACTTTATGTCGCGCGAAGAGGTTTGAGT